TATGGTCAGGGCATTGCGTCCTTCGCAACCCTGTCCTCGACTGCGGCGGCTTCCGCCTATCTGGATGCCGAGGATCTACTCGATTCCGTCACGGCCCTGAAGGCGAACAAAGCTAACCCCCTCAACGGCCAGTTCACGGCGTTGGTTCCCCCGCAGGTTTCTCGTGACCTGTTGCGTGACACCGACTTCCTGAACACGGTCTATCGCAATCCTGAAACCAAAGTCGGTTCGCTTCCGAAGGGAACCCTCGGTTCGTTCTATGGTGTTCGCATCGTGGAACATACCAACCCCTTCATCGAAGGAACGACTGCCGGAACGTACAACTCCGCTGGCTCCATCTATTCAACGGTGGTGCTGGGAGCCAATGCGTTTGGCGTGGTCAAGATCGCTGGCGACTCTCCGATGAGCCCCCGCATGATCGTTCTGCAAAACGCCGACAAGAGCGACCCCTTGAACCAGACCATCACGGCTGGTTATAAGGCGTTCTATGCGGCCAAGTTGCTCAACGCAAAGCGGGCCGTTGTCATCAAGAGCAAGAGCCGTTTTGCCTAAAAATGGCTAAAGGACTCGTTATCCTGATGAGTCCAGAGGCGAAGGAGGGGGGCTTGGAAACAGGCCCCTCTCCCAAGCCCGAAGAGAAGTCTTCGGGTCTGCGTCTGGAGATCCCAGCCTCGGAATTACCGGAAGGCTCCGTTGCGGGGGATCGTGTCTCTATGAAAGGAATTCTTTCTTCCATAGAGGGTGACAAGGCCATTGTGAATGTGGAGGAAGCCGAGTTCATGCCTTCGGAAGAAGAGGGCGAAATGGACGAGGAAAAACTCCGCTCCAAGGCCGAGGAAGCCGATCTGGATTAAGGGAACAGTTCCCCGTGCCTATTTATCAATATGAAAACAGGGACGGGGAGGTTGTTTCGTACATTCTTCCTGTTGATCAAAGGGACGGAATGAAGGGCCTAAAGCGCATTCCTTCCGCCCCTTTCATCAGCAGGGGGACGGCTAACCCAGACTCAGCCGAAGAAGGCGCAAGGCTCTTTTACAGGCAGGCCGAGGAAAAGGGGAAACTCAAGTCCAAGAAATACTCCAAGAACAAGATCAAGCAAATCTGGGGATGGTGATTTATGCCTAGCATCAAAGAAATCTATAATTCAATCGGGGAGGTGGAGCTTAACGCAGATTCCATCAATCTGAACGTGGATGGGCTGGAAGCGTTGGCCTCCACGCAACAGGCCGATGTTGCGCTGATCAAGGCTGATCTCGCCAACGGAGTCACCATCAATCAGCCAGTAGCAGTCACGGACAACTCTGGCTCTCTCACCGTTGACGGAACCGTAACGGCCAACGCTGGGACTGGAACATTTGCAGTCTCGGCCGCATCCCTTCCGCTCCCATCTGGAGCCGCCACTTCCGCCAATCAAACAACCGCTAACACAAGTCTATCCAATATCGACACAGACTTGGGCGCACAGGCCGATGCTTCTGCCTCATCCGATACGGGAACATTCTCGCTAATCTCGTTGGTCAAGCGTATCCTTGGAACAAAACTCCCCGATCAGTCATCTGGGCGCATTCCAGTCGCGCTTGCCTCCGCTGGAACAAATGGCTCAACCGCCCCAACCACGGCAAACCTATACGGAGGAACGGACGGAACAAACCTTCGGGCGATTTCCGTGGATTCTGGAGGGGTTGCAAACGTAAATGCACGCCCACGCAACGGGGCAATCACAAGAACCACAGGATCAACATCGGCAACCCCGAACACAAGCGCACAGGCGTTGGCCTCAGATACCAACCGCAGATACCTATTGATTCAAAACATTTCCGACACGGATATGTATTTTAATTTCGGGGCGACAGCCACCACCGACAACCTTTTCATAGCTAAGAACGGGAGCGGGATAGTGTTTGAAACTGGCTATGTGCCGACAGATGCCGTCAATGTCATCTGCTCTGCGGCCAGTAAGAAATACTTCATCCTAAGCGCATAGCCATGGGCTTCTTCGGCGGCGGAGGCGGGGCGGCTCCCGCAAACATGGTCGGGGCGACCAGCTCAGCCGCAGGCACGGCGGGCTTGGTTCCCGCTCCGGCGGCTGGGGATCAAGATGCAGTTCTTTTTGGTGACGCCGCTTTCAAAAAGTATTTTTATGCGCCATCCGTTAAGGTTTTTACCCAATCAACAAGTCAGTATTATTTCCCGCCTTTCTGCGGAAGACCAGAAGTAACGGACAGCGGAGGTTTCATAAATACTGCAGGAGCTATTTTATGCCCCCAACTGATTTATGGGAGCGCAACAATATCAAACATAGTTTTTGTTAACCATACAGCAAATGCCAACACAACTCTTGTTCTTGGAGTTTATCAGTCAGACATAGCAACAGGTTGGCCTCTTACAAAAATAGCGCAAGCAACATCAATAAACCTTGGAAGCACGGCGGCTGGAACTGTTGTCGCAACGGCGATAAGTGCGGCTGTAAAAGGGTTTTATTGGCTTTGCGTGTATAATACATCAACAACAAATGCGGCAATCAAGGGGCATGGAACAGACTCAAGCAATCCATTTGTTCAAATGATAACTGGATCTGATAATATAAATTCTGTTCCAAGAAAAAGATTTTTTATTAAAAATTCTTCAATTTCTTCAAATGTGTTGCCAGCAACATTAGCTTCCAGCGATTTGGATTGTCAGCTTTCTTCTTCGGGGGCCAATCCAACGCCAACTCTTATTGTAACTTACTAATGAAAAAAATCATTAAACACCTAGATGGAACTGTTCAGATAATCGACAATAGGACTCTTTACGATGCACAAAATCAGCGCATCGGATACGCAAAAGAGGATTGCACAAAACATCTTTATTCAGTTGGAATTGATCAAGCCACCCAACAAAACGCCGCCCTCGGCATCTACCCGCCAGAGCGTTGCGAGGCCATTAAGTCCTACATCTCCGCCTGCCGAAACGAATATCTGCGATGCAAGGCTCTGATCCTCGCCGCACAGACAAACGATGAGGCCGACACCGTCCAGTTTGTCGCCCCGCCCGTGCCGGAGAATTTGTGAAAATCCCCGAAGCCGAAGCCCTCAAAGCCATAGACTACCTCTATCGAGAGGGGTTTATTGTTTTGGGCTATCGGGATGGGGAGCCTGCAATATTCTTGGCTACCGACCTGAAAGAGGCCCAGAGGGCAATTAAGGCCGTTGGCGAAAAGGATTCGGCGGATTGGTGGAAGCAATGAACTGGTTTACTGGCTTTCTTTTCTGGGCTTGGGGGAGGCTTTTCCTTGGCCGACTGGATTGGGAAATCCTTGAGCGTGCAATAGCAATAGCGAAGAAGGAGAATCAAATCTCCTCCGAGCTTGGCTATGACCCAAGAACAAAGCACCTCGTCTCCTATGCGAGAGTCAGGAAAGAGCTTGGCGACCCGCAAGGACTTACTGGGGCCATCATCCACCTAGCAGTTGCCATTGCGTATTTAGAATCCAAGAAGGATTCCGAGAGGCTTTTCTGATCATGGGAGATCCTTCCATAGCGGACTTGCGGGAACGCCTCGCAAGGACGGAGGAGATGCTCAAAAACATTGTTGAGAGGCAGTCCTACATCATGGGCATTCTCGAAAAGCAATCTTCCGAGCTTGGGGAATGGGTGGAGAGGATATCTCTGCGGGTCAATGCGTTAGAGCATATCTGGGCGAAGATTCTGGGAGCGGCTTCCATCATCGGAGTTATATTTTCGTTTTTATTTGATTGGATCAAAAACAGAATTACATCGTAACAGGAGTTAATTTATGGCTGAAATCACCACTACCCAGAGCTTTGCCGATGGCGACACAGTAACAGCCGCAAAGCTGAATAACATTGTGGCTAACGCATCCGTTGGGGCGGAAATCATCACTAACCGCTCCGAACTTCTGACCGTAGATGGGAATGCTGATCTGGCTCTCGTCTATGACAACTCGGCCACGGGCCTCCGCAAGGTGAAGCTATCCAACTTGGTTGAGGACGGATCTCTTTCCACAGCCAAGCTTTCCGATGGCTCCATCACCTCGGCCAAGATTGCCGCCCTTTCTCCCAGCCCAGAGGGAACCTACGGCGGGGCTACTGCCATCCCGACAATCATTGTCAATTCCAAGGGGCAGGTGACTTCCGCCTCCACCTCCGCCGCTATTGCTGGGGCCGTGGGCGGCGGTACAGACAAGCTTTTCTGGGAAAACGATCAGACCATGACAACCAACTACACTTTGACATCCAACAAGAATGCCATGACGGCTGGCCCCATCACGATCAACAGCGGGATCACGCTCACCGTCCCGTCAGGCGCAACCTATACGGTAGTCTAACATGCCCATCTCAATCAACGGAACCGGAACGATCACAGGAATCTCCGCTGGGGGATTGCCTGATGCGTGTATTACGGCAGATGACATTGCCTCTGGTGCGGTAACATCTGCAAAGCTGGCCTCTGGGGCGGTTGGTTCGTCTGGAATTTCAGACGGATCTATTACCTATGGAAAGCTTTCCACAAGCGCAACCGAAGCCGATAATGTGGCCAAGCGCACGGCTAAAGCTTGGGTGAATTTTAATGGAACTGGAACAGTTGCAATTCGTGATGATTTTAATGTTAGCTCAATTACGGATAAAGGAACAGGAGATTATGCAGTAAATTTCTCAACAGCAATGTCAGATGCAAACTACAGCGTTGTGATGTCAAATAAGCCTGCGGACAACAATACAAGCACACTAGATGTTAATTGCCCATACGGAATTACCACAGGAAGTTTTTCTATGAAAAACTCAAATCCTGCTGGCAATACAACAGATTCAGTTTTGAATTTTGCAGTTGCTTTTGGCGCATAAAATGAAGCGAATCATCTATCAAACCATCGAAGGCGGCGTGGCCGTCATTGTTCCATCCCCCAACTGGAGCGGAACCATAGAGGAACTATCCGCCAAGGACGTTCCCGCTGGTCGTCCGTACAAGATTGTGGATGCCTCCGAAGTTCCTTCCGACAGAACCTTCCGCAACGCTTGGGAGTACGCCGAATGAGCATTATCGTCAGCTCTAACAAGGCCAAGGCCATCTGGAAGGACAGGTGGCGGGAGGCTCGTAAGCCCATCCTTGCCTCGCTCGACATCGAATTTATGAAAGCTGTTGAGGCCGGCGATTCCGCCAAGCAGGCCGAGATTGCCTCCCAGAAACAGGCCTTGCGGGATGTGACCCAGACCGAGATTTCTGGCAACTCGCCCGATGAAATCAAGTCCGTGTGGCCGCAAGTGCTTGGAGAAAAACCATGAGCCTAATCAAATCCAACTCCATCCAAATCGGCCAATCCTCCACGGCCACGCAGAACTTCACCATCTCCGTCCCATCCTCACCCGATGGCACAATCAAGCTGGCGAGGGGCAATAGCGGAGCCACGACTGCGGATATCTTTAGCGTCAATGGAAGCGGGGCGATTACGGGGGCTACGATTTCAAGCCCAACGATTACCGGAGCAAGTATTACATCCTCCACGATAAATGGTGGGTCAATTACGTCTGGGACTGCTGTTGCGTCAACTAGCGGAACGGCGATTGATTTTACTGGTATTCCGAGTTGGGCAAAACGAATTACGGTAATGCTCCAAGGTGTAAGCACAAACGGGACTTCTGGGCTAACATTGAGGGTTGGCACATCAAGCGGTTTTGTTACTGGAGCAGGATCTTATCTTGGAGCTTCGGACGCACAGGTATCCGGTGTATCTCCAAATAATTTTTCAACTGGATTCAACTTGGAAGATGTGAGCGAATCTGCGTCAAGAGTAAGGCACGCTATTTGCACACTATTAAATATAAGCGGAAATAATTGGATGTATTCAGTTTTGGGAGGGGCAAGCGATACAACGGTTGTTTCACTTGGATGTGGTTCAATATCTGCTGCGTCACTTGGTGGCGTATTAGATCGCGTTAGGATAACCAGCATAGTCGGAACCGACACCTTTGACGCAGGCTCCGTCAACATCATGTACGAGGGGTAAAATATGAGCTTTTCAATCTCAGGCACAAACGGCATCACCTTTCCAGACGGAAGCACCCAGAACACCCGCCCTGCGGTTGGATTTAGAAATCGCATCATCAATGGAGATATGCGGATCGACCAGAGGAACGCAGGGGCGAGCCAGACCTTCACGGCTGGAGCGGCGTTGGCCTACTCGGTGGATCGCTTTTATGGTTACTGCACGGGAGCAAATGTTACTGGACAGCGGGTTACTGCAACCGCTCCAAACGAGTTTGCCTATCGTTTTACAGGAGCCTCTTCGGTTACTGCCATTGGATTCGGCACAAGGCTTGAGGCCACAAATACTCGGGATCTTGCTGGCTCCACGGCCACCCTTTCAGTCCAGCTTGCCAACAGCCTCCTTACCACCGTAACTTGGACGGCCTTCTACGCCAATACCGCTGACGCATTCGGAACTCTGGCCAGCCCGACCCGCACCCAGATTGCGACTGGAACCTTCACGGTTAATTCCACGCTCACCACTTACAGCACGCAAATCTCCATACCTTCCGCCGCCACGACTGGACTTGAAATTGTCTTCACCGTTGGGGCGCAAACCAGCGGAACTTGGACGATTGACAATGTTCAGCTTGAGGCTGGATCTTCCGCCACGTCTTTCGAGCGCAGGCCGATTGGAACGGAGTTGGCGTTGTGTCAGAGGTATTATTGCAAAAGCTATGCAATTTCAGTTGCTCCCGCCACAAGTAGTGTAGAGGGGTACGCAACAAACGGAGGTCTTGCTGGAGGCACGGCCAACTCAAGATCAAGCCATAGGTTTCCTGTTGAAATGAGAGCAACCCCAACAATGTCGTATTGGGATTATGTTGGAAATGCCTCAAGGGAATCTTCGCATAATTCATCAAACACAAGGACTGACAATATTGCATCTGGATCGTTTTCACTAACTGCATCTGCATCTGGCTTTGGATTCAATGATGCGGGAGGATCTGGACAAGCTGGATCTGGGGCATGGTGGTCGCTTGTTCATTGGACTGCAAATTCGGAGTTGTAGTATGTATAAACTCACAAAAGCAGATAATCAGGTAGAGGAAGTTGGTAAAAACAAAATCATCCCATTCGACCCAGCCAACGCGGACTACCAAGCCTATCTGAAATGGCTGGCCGAGGGGAACGAGCCGCTTCCTGCGGATAGCGAAAGCGGTCAGCCAAAGGCTGATGAGCCGAGCGAGGGTTAAGTGACGCTGGCCGACATGGCATCTTTCATCTGCGGGAAGGTCGGGAAGACCGACTCCGACTCGCTTGCCAAGTGCAAGGAGTTTATCGCCCGCCGCTACGAGCTTATCTGGTCGAGTCAACTCTGGAGGGACACGCTCACCACGGCCTCCCAGAGCGTTCCTGCCGACACCCAAGATGTTACTCTCAGCGACACCACTATTGATCAGATCGTTGCCGTAAGATGGAGCGACACAACTCTCGGCCCCGTGGCTCACGAAGCGGTCTTTGCGATTGACCCCACTCTTTTCGACAACTCTGGTACGCCCATGGCCTTCATCACTCTGCCAAAAACCACGGCTGGCGTATGCCGAATCAGGCTCGTCCAGAAGCCCAAGGAGACGAAGACCCTGACTGTATTGGGGAAACTCAAACTTCGCGTGATCGACTCTTCCTCGCAATTCCAGACCCGCAACCTGACGCAGGACGGGGATCAGCCAGCCATCTACAACATAGACAATGCGCTTATTTCGTTTGGGGAGGCCGATATGCTGGCCCGTGACCGCCAATACGCCAAATCCCAGCTAATGATGCAGGACGGGGTGGCTCAGGTGAAGGTGGCGACCAATGTGGAGCAATCTCAGGCCGCAAACAACCTTCAGCTAAATGTGGTGGATTCTGGCGAATGGAGTAGGGATGACTGGGATACCGCCGTTGGGGATGGATATAGGCCAAGCTTTTTAGGCTTGGGATAAGTTTATGCCAGTCCTGAATGTGGAGAGTCTGGATGACCCTCTGCTGTTTGATGCGACTGGCTCATTCAGCGGCGGGATGGATTCCATTTCCGCCCCACGTCTTCTCTCCGAGTTTGCCTCCTCCGAACTTATCAATGTCGATATTGACCGGACGGGAACGGCCATCACAAGGAAGGGAACGGCCTCACTTTCCTCCACCGCTCTGCCGGAGGGTACTGCCTATGTGCAGGGCATGGCCTTCTTCAACACCCAGACCTACGACCAGATGGTTGTGGCCAAAAACCGCAAGATTTTCCATTTCTCATCCACCGCTGGGGCGGGGGCTTGGACTCAGGAGGGCTCCTCCTATTTAACAAGCACCGTATCCGATGAGGTTCATTTCGCCCAACTGGAGGACAAGCTGTTTTTCACGGACGGAACATCAAGCCTGAAGTATTTTGACGGGGTATCGGTAAAATCCATTCATGCAAGCTCTGGGGCTCCCGCCGCCCCAAAGCTGATTGCCTCCCACACGAACAGGCTTTTCGTGGTTCCGAGCGGGGAACCGGATGCGATCTATGTCTCGGATCTATTGGATGCGGAGGGCTCCTCAAGCTGGAGTGTGATCCAATCCATTCGGATTGGGGGAGACGGCGATCCCATTACGGCCATTTATCCTTGGACGGGGTTCCGCCTTCTGGCCTTCAAGCGAACGGCCACTTATGTCATCAACGCCGATCCTACGGCCACCATCGCAAATTGGGAGATCCAGACGATTGACAAGAGCGTGGGTTGCATCGCCCCAAGATCCTTGGCCCAAGTGGGGGCCGATGTTTATTGGCTGGCCTTGGATGGAGTAAGAAGCCTCCGCAGAACCTTGGCAGGCACGGAGCAGGAGATCAGCGAGCCCCTCTCCAAGCCGATTGATTCCATTGTTCAGGACATCAATCTCTCCTATGTGCAGAAGTCGGCTGGCTTCTACTACCTTAACCGCTACGTCCTTTCCATTCCCACCGGACTCTCCCAAAGCCCAGACATCTCCATTGTCTTTAACACGGACTTCAAAACTTGGAGCGGAAAATGGACTGGCTTTGCTGGAACCTGCTTTGCCAGATACACAAGATCACCCAATGACGATATGTGCTTAGGCACAAGCAATGGGAGGGTTTTGAGGTGGAAGGGGAATGTCAGCGAGGCCAACGAGGCCGAGGCCGATTACAGGGATGACGGATCGGACATCGCCACCACCATCGTCACAAGGGAGTTTTCCTTCAGGGATGTGGTGAGCCTAAAGAGCCTCTACGGGATCGAGCTTGAATTTTACGAGTCATTGGCCAACTGCACCGTTCAGATCATCTCTGACGGCGGATCGCCCGAAACCGTACTAAATAACATCTCCACCATCGGCAACCAGCTTGTTCTCCCGTTTGTCCTTAACGCCGCCGCCATCCTTGGTTCGGGCGGAACCAAGCGCAGGGGCAGGGACTTGAGCGGAAGGACTCCGGTGAGGGGAGTGCAGGTGAAGCTAACCTCCTCGTCTGGCAAGCTGGCCATCCGATCCATCGTCCTTTCCTCGTTCCTCGAATCCTATAAGCCGCAGGTGCTATGACCATCACCGCCTCCCAAGCCGCTGAATGGATTGCCCCCCGCATGAAGGGATGGGAGGACATCACCCATACCACCAATGTCCTGCAATGGTATATGAATAATAAGCTTTGTGGGATTGCGACTGAAGATGGAGAGATCAGGGGGGTGGCTTGCGTAAGATTTCTAAAGCAGACCGAAGATGGGCTAGAGCCATATAAGCACGACCCAGAGGGGCAGATCACTTGGGTTGAGCTTGTTGTGTCGGAGGCTGGCGGGGCCGTGGCCAGTCTCTTTCGGCTCCTTTGGGATAGGTATGGCAAGCGGCCTTATGTGGCCTATCAGAGAGGGCTAAAGAACGGCAGGATAAGGACTTATCCTGTCAAAATGTTTGAGAAGATGAATGTCTTGTCAGAGGGCAAGATGGAATTACATGGGAGGACTAAGCAATGTTCCTAGAGCAGAGACTTTCTAACCCCAAGCAGGCCCATAGTTTTACGGGCTTATTTTGGATTTCTAACGTCAGATACGGCGGATCTCCGCCTTCCCCGCCTCCGCCCCCGCCTCCACCCGAACCCCCCAATTATGCGGCGGCTAATGCGGCGGCAGTTGAGGCGGACATTCGCTCACTCCCTGCCCGCAAGCAGGTGGAGAACCTCGCCAAGCTGGGCGGGGCTGGCACGGTTCAGGTTCCCAAATATAGCAAGGACGGAACCCTTACTGGCTATGATGCGGTGGATGTTGACTTCCGTGGGAAGTCGGATGTCGATATCGCAAGGGAGTTCGCCAAGTTTCAGCGGGAAGAGGCTGATCTTAATGCCCGCACCCAGCTAGACCTAAATAAGAAGTATGCCTCTGAATATACCTCGGAGGCCAAACGCCAGCTTCGTGAATTAGACCCAGAGGGAGTTGCCCTGCGTGAACAGCTTGGCAAAAGCCTAGCCACAGAGCTTTCCGCCGGAACTGGCCTGACTCCCGATGAGGAGCGTCAGGTAACACAATCGGTTCGAGGGGCGCAAGTGGCCCGTGGTAACATCTACGGAGGGGCTCCGATTGCCCAAGAAGCCATTGCCCGTTATGGGGCCGGAGTCCAACGCCAACAGCAGAGAATGGCCAATGTTCAGTCCTACCTAGGCCTGAACCCGATTGTTCAGCAGGCGGGAGGATTGTCGGCCCTTCAGCAGGGGGCGGCTCCCTATAACCCGACCCCGATCCCGCAGGGTGTGAACATAAATCCTTCGGCTGGGCAGATCGGAACCAACTTTGCCCTTGGCGTTTATGGGAATCAAACAAGCCAATATAACGCCCTATTGGATTACAATGCTTCCACCTATTCATCCCAAATGAGCTACGCCGCATCCAGACCCACGGCAGTAAGCTATATCTCGGCCCTCGGCGGGCTGATCTAAGGAGAGTATTATGGCCGCTTTATTTCAGCTTCTTAACTATATGGATCAGCAAAAACAACGGGAACTGGATCGCCAGTTCACGGAAGTAAAGATGGAGTCCTATCGCAGGAGCCAGAACGCCGCCGCCGTTCAAGAGGGCAAGGCAATGGCTCTTCGGGATAATCTCAACCAGACGGCCAAAGACATCGAAGCCGCCGACATGGATGTGCAGAGAACCCAGAAACAATGGTTTGAGGCAAGGCAGAAGGGGCAGTTAAGCCCAGAGCAGAACCAGCTTTATCGGGATGGGTTTGCAAATGCCCAAGCCAATCTTGAGATGCAAAGAAGCAAATACAGGGTGCTTACAATGGAGAAGGGCCACATGGACGGATCTCTGGACAAGACGGTGGCCCAGAGCTCCAAGCCAATGTTCGACAAGATTTTTGATCCAAAGAAAGACCCCTACGACCAGATTCAGGAGGAGCGAAAGACAAAGACCAAGGATGAGGCCGCCGGAACCGAGACCGAGGTTATCCAGAAGGGGCCAGCCTCGGCCTTTGGTGGAGGCAATGCCTACTCTCCACAAATGGAGGAAGATGAATTTGTAGCACCTCCAACGGCAACCAATCTTCTTGGCTATACTCCAAGCGGATTTGATGCAGACCCAGAGGCCGTAACACCTGAGTTTTCCTATAAGCCAGTTCGCAACCAAGGCGGAATCACCGATGAGGCCGATGTCGCTGGAGCCACCGAGGTTGACCCGACATCCATTTCGCAATCATCGGATGAAAAAACGGAAGCCCTAAACGCTTTTAATTCAGCCAGAACTCCAGAGGCAAAGCAGAAAATTAAGCAAGCCGCCGCCGCTAGGGGCATTCAAATCCCCTGATGTTTGAGGCGTGTCAATCTACGATCAAATCCTAGGGGAAGAGAAGCGACTTCTCGAAAAAGAGAAGCCAGCAAAGAAGGTTAGTCCGTATCAGGCAATCCTCGATGAGGAGGCCTCGCTTATTGAGGCATCCAATACCAAGCGGGAGTATGTGGAGCAGGGCGGAAAACCAGAAGATGTTTATAGCCCAGAGCGGGCGAAGATTCTTGTAGAGCAGGGGCCGGAAGCCCTAATGGCCGAACCTCCGTTAAAGCGAGAAGACGGCTCCATCGCTGGCCCGACACTTCCAACCGAGGAAGCCCTAGCCAAAGGCCTGATCGAGAAGAGGGCCGAGCCTGCCGTGAAGAAAGCCCTCGAAGAGGGCGTAGATACAGTTTCCTCCGGCTATGATCAGGAGAAGGGCGTTGGGTTTGCCGTGGGGAGGGATAAGGACGGGAAGGTGGTCAGGGTGGAAAAAGAGCCAAGACAGAGTATCTATCAGCAGATATTGGAAGAGGAAAAGAAACAGACCCCATCACTCCCAGACATTGCTCCAGATCAGAGAATCTCCCCAAGCGAATCAGCCGTAGCCAGAGAAAGCCTTGGCAGGTTTGCCAAGGGAGCCCTCGTCACAGGCCCAGCGGCCTTGGCCAGAACCTATGGCCTTGCCGAGTCTGCCTTGGGAATCCCAATAAAAGGAGAGCCATACCCGTTCGAGGCAACGGCAGGAGCCAGAATTGCTCAGGGCATAGAGCAGGCAGGAGAAAGGCTTTATCCCACAATCCCAGAGGCCCAAGGCTCTTTTATTCCAGAGGTGGCTGGCGGGCTTGGACAAGTCTCCACGCTTCCGCTTGCTGGCCCAGCGGCCAGAGCCCTAGGAGTTCCGGCAAGAATGGTTCCAAGGGCGGCGGCGGCTGGTGCTGGAGTTGTGCTGGGGGCTGGGGAGGGAGCCCAGAGGGCAAGCCAAGCCGGAGCCAAGCCGGAGGAGGTTCTGACCAGCGGATTCCTTAGCGGAGCCACGGGCTTGAGCGAAATCTTCCCGACTGAGAGATGGATCGAGAAGATAGACAGGGCCACGGCTGGGAAGTTTTCTAGGGATGTAAGAAGGTATTTTATTGATATGGGAATTGAGGGCGGAACCGAGGCCTTGCAGGAGGGCTTCCAGCAGGTGATGGGAAACCTGATCGCCAAGGGCCAATATAAGCCGGAGCAGGATGTGTTTGAGGGGGCAGGCAAGGCGGCTTTGGTGGGCGGAACAGTTGGCACGATTGCATCAGGGGTGATTGGAGGGTTTGGCCTGAGTCAGGCAAGGCGCAATCAGAATGAGCAGAATGCGGGTGTGGCTACAAACGAGCCACAGGCTCAGGAGCCCCAAAGTCTTCAGCCTTTCTCAGAATTTCAAAGGCCGGAACAGGCCGAAGTTCAGCCGGAGACGCAGGCTCAGGAGGCTCAGGTTCAGCCAGCGGAAGAGGTAAGGCCAGAGCCATTGCCAGTCCCAAAGAGGGAGGATGTGGTTCTTTCGGCTGGCGAGAAGGCAAGGCTTACGAGGCTGGACACGATTGAAAAGGATCTTGGTCGGCTGAAGGAGAACGATCCTGATCAGGCTCCCTATTATGACGAGCGGCTGAATCAGGTTGTGAGCGAGCGGGAAAACATTCTCCGCAGGGCCGAAAGACCGACAAAGGCTCTCGCCGAAGAGATCCTTCAGCCGGACGAGACTGGCTATGACATCATAGATTTCATTCAGGAAGAGGGCGGGATGCTTTCAATGCGTAAGGCGATGGAACAAAAGAATATCGGCCTCTATGGGAAAAAGGGCGGGCCTTCGCTCAAAAGAACAACGGAGACAACCAAGCCAGCCGAATATGACGGAATGCCCAAGCTGGACGGCCCATACCTCAAGCTGATGAGCGGAACCACATCTGTGGATAAGATGGCCCAGTCCGCATTTGAGAATCTCGGAATTGGGGATGGAACCTCCGGCGGGCTTTGGAATGCCGTGACAAAGGCAATCGAATCCAGAAGGAAAACCAGAGATTACAACAAGGGCCTTCGCCAGACAGAAACCCAGAGGCAGGCCTTCCGTTCATCCCTGTTCCGCCCCAAAGCTGGCGACATTTCCTATCAGGCCTCCAATCTTTCGGCTGGCGATATCATCCGGCGTGGGAATGTGGACTTTAGGGTTGTTGGAACCGATAGGGAAACATCCGGCCTTGTGATTGACGGAGGGCAAAGATTCGGCAGGCGTGTGGTCAAGCCCGATGCCTTTATCTTTGCCGACAGGGCCTTCCGAGGCGGGGAGCCGATTCGTGGTGTTCAGGTTAGGAATAACAGGAAATCGGCCTCACCCAGACAGCCGGAAGCCAGACAGGCTCAGGTCGGAATTAGACAAACGCTGAAGACGGGCTTGGATGACTTCCGGCGCACCTTCCAAGATAAGTTCGTGGATGTCGAAAATCTCCAGAAACGGGTGGGCGGTGGCATTGAGATCAGGGACTTTGCCAACATCAAACAGGCCGAGGAACTTTATCACGGCAGGGTTGGCGAAAGACTGACCGAGTTTGACGAGAATTTTGCAAAGCCGATCACCGAGGAGGTTGCTGGCCTTAACCTGAATGAGAGGATTCCTTGGGTTGCCGAGATCAAGAAGAAGTATTTTGACGGGCTGGTGGATGCGAATGGGAAGCCTAGGAAGTTTGTGCCGAACAAGGATATCTTTGACCTGTATGCGATGGCCAAACACGCCAAGGAGCGCAATGCCGTCATTGCCCAGCGATTCCCGAATGATCCCAACAAGCAGGATGGTGGAAGCGGACTGACCAATGATGAGGCCGACAGCCTTCTGGTGGACGGGGGGATTGACTACGAATGGCAGGCAAGGTTCGAGCCGATCCGGCAAAGGCTCCTTGAGGTCAATCGGCGTGGAATCCTCAACCTCTATGAGGGTGGCCTGATCAACAGGGAAACCTATGACCTGCTCACGGAAAGGTATCAAAACTATGTTCCGCTGATGGGGGCCGACACGGGGCTCTCCGAGGATGTAACGGGGGAAAGGACAAAAACAATCGGGACTGGGGCTGGCTTCGATGTCAGGGGAAACGACATCATTCTTGCGGAGGGCAGGAACACAAGGGCTACCGACATCCTTGCCTATTCCTTCCAGAAATACATGGATTCAATTATCCGCTCGGAGAAGAACAGGGTAATGCAGACCGCCGAGCAGTTTGCCATCTCTTATCCTGAAAATGGAGTGATTGAAGTTCTCCCCAAGGGCGAGACTGGCAACCCGCAGGCCCCCGATATCATTGCCTTCAAGGACAACGGCGAAACCAAATACCTCCGCATCAATGACCCAAGGCTGGCCGATGTGATGAAGAACAGGGCCAGCCCCGTGCTTGGCTCATTCATTGGAACGCTGGCCTCGGCCAACCGCTACTTTGCCTTCATCAACACGCAGGCCTCGCCGGAGTTTGTCATCTCCAACTTCGCAAGGGATCTTCAGACCGCCTTGGTTAACATCAACTCCGACCAAGCCCAAGGCCTTGCGAGGGACTTGCTCAAGAACATCCGGCCCGCCCTCAAGGCCACCTATCGGGCGGAGCTTGGCAAGCCCGACCAAGGAAGCCGGATGGATGTGTTCTACCGCCAGTTCAAGGCCGCTGGTGGCAGGATGACTTTCTTCGGGCTTAAGGATTTCCAGACCCTCCAGAAGCAGATCCAGTCCAAGCTGGCCGGAGGCGGGAGCAATGCCGCAACAAGGGTGTTCAGGCTGGCCTTGGACAGGGTGGGGCAACTCAACGGCGCAGTTGAAAACGCAACCCGTCTTGCCACCTTTGCCACCCTAAAGGAGCGAGGCTACACCGACCAGCAGGCCGCTTATGCGGCTCGCAACATCACGGTCAATTTCACCCGCAAGGGGACGGCAGGCCCGCTCCTCAACGCCGTTTATCTCTTCTTCAACGCCAACATCCAAGGCTCGGCCCGAATCATCCAAGCCCTCGCCACAAGCAAGAAGGCCCAGAAGCTTGTCCTTGCGGTGATGGTGGCCGGATTCTTCAGGGATATTCTCAACCGCATCATCGGGGGTGAGGACGAGACTGGGATGCCCCTTTACGACAAGATCCCCGAATACCAGCGCAGGCAGAATTTCATCATTATGAATCCCTTGGCCGAAGAGATGGGGATTCAATACTTCAAGTTTCCGATGCCCTACGGCTACTCCGTTTTTGACTTTGCGGGACAGCTTGTGGGCGATGTCATGCCAAGGGAAATCTACGGGGGAGGCAAAAGCCCGATGCAGGCCGCAACTAGCCTTGCTTTAGCGGCCATCGACAACTTCAACCCCATCGGGGGCTCTTATTCTCTCCTGCAGGCCATCTCACCGACCATCACCACTCCTCTCGTTGACTTGGCCCTCAATCAGGATTTCTCCGGAAGGCCGATCATGCCGACCCCAAATCCCTTTGATCCCGTGCCTCCGCCCGATTCCCAGCGTTATTGGAATAATGTGAATCCGGTAAGTAAGTGGGTGACGGAGAAGCTGAATGAGCTTACTGGAGGATCAAAGGCTAGGGCTGGAGCGATTGATGTCAGCCCCGAAACCCTTGACTATGGATACGAGTTTCTTGCCGGAGCGGTTGGAAAGTTTGGAGAGCGGGTGATGATGGCCCCAATCAGGGCGGCGAAGGTTGCGGCGGGTCAGGAGGATGCCGTTGACCTTATCGGAGACATTCCGATGGTTCGCAAGGTTACTGGGAGCGTTCCGAGTTTTGTGGATGTGAAGCGATATCAGGATGTGAGGAAAGAGATCCTGACGATTGACAAGGAACTCAAGCTGGCAAAACAAGAGGGGGACACCGAGAAGGTCAGGGAGATCCTGCGGGATGCAAAGCCGGAACTTCGCTTGGTCAACATGGTCAGGGCCACGGAGCAGGACTTGAAGGAGCTAAGAACCCAGAAACGAAAGCTTCAGGAGATGGATAAGAACAGAACCAATCCGGCCATTCAGAAGAGGCTGGATGCCAACAGGGAGAGACAGAAAGCCCTGATGATTAAGACATTGGAAAGATATAACTCTTCGATTGACGATAAGATGTAAGAAGGCTACACAAGTAGCCAATGGAACCCATCCAGCTTGAAACTAAGCAATCGTCAAATCGGGGCCGTGGGTGTGTCGAGGGTGGCTTCCGCCCTGCTTCGGTTGGGTTATTCGGTGCTGGCTCCGCTGGAGGATTTTGCAGGCTATGACCTCGTTGCCGAAAAGGGCGGAAAATTTATCCGCATCCAAGTCAAAACCTCGGAGAAGCGTGATCCGAAGCGGAACAGATACGGGTTTATGACTTCCAAGGGATGCACAAAGAAGCGGGCCTATAAATCAGGTGTGGATGCGTTTGTCCTTTGGGGTATGGACGAGGATCTCTTTTGGATCGCAAAGGCCAAGGAATGCAAAAAGAGAAACTCCAAGCGTCCCATCAAAACGGGCTCAAGCTGGAGGATTCTGGCTGACCTATGAGCATGACGATGAGCGTGGGAAGCGGGACGCTGGTGACTGGTTATCAGGCCGAACAGGTGGAGCCCGAACACCTCAAATACACGAAAGTCTGCGATGCCTTCACGCTCCCCAATTCATTCACGCCGGATGAATGCGAGCGGATCATCGAGATAGGCTTGGCGAATGAGGTTTTATCAGGCCTTGGAATGAGCGATGACGGCAAGTTCAAGAAGGACAATGGGAGGCGTTGCAATTTAAGTTGGGTGGGCAGGCATGATCAAACGGACTGGATCTTCCAGCGTCTTGAGAATCTGCTGGCTTACGCCGCAAGGGTATATGGGTTCGCCCTCTGCCCATCCAACAGATTTCAGTTCACGATCTATAAAGGCAGTCCGCTGAAGCCCCAGTTCTACGGATGGCACTTCGACAACGCCGCAGGCGGGGATAGGCGAAAGATTGCCATCTCGGTCAATCTCTCATCGCCAAAGTCCTATGTTGGCGGAAGGCTTAAGATCCGTTGTCATAAATGGAACGGATGGGATCGGGTAAAGGAGCAAGGCTCCGCAACCATGTTCCCGTGTTATCTTAAACACATGGCCTCACCCGTCTGGTGGGGTACTCGGTACAGCTTGGTATTCTGGCCGACAGGCCCAAACAACGGAGGACTGGTATGAGCCGAGGAGTAAGTGAAGGACTGGCAAGGGGACTAAATTGGTTCAAGAGCGTGGTTGGGCAAACGCTTGTGGAGGAGCCCAAGAAGCAGGAGTCCAAGCCGGATGAGCCAAAGGCCGAGGCCAAGCCAGCCAAGGAGAAGCCCAACTACACCACCTATCACGGCTGGCTCCCGCCGGAGGAGCTTGTAAGCAAGATCGTCAATTTTGAGGTGGGCTCAATCCGCTACTACAACCGATACCTGACAACCCCTCTAGAGCCCCTGAACGAGGCTTCGGGCCTAACCATCGGGGTTGGTTACGACCTTGGTTACTATACGCCAGACGAGATCAAAAACGACTGGCAGGGGTTCATCTCAGGCGAGGACATCCAGAAGCTTTGCAAGGTGAGCGGGCTTCGGGGCTGGACGGCGAAGCAGGCTCATCGGGATGTGGTTGGAGTGGTGATCCCCTACGAGGTGGCCTTCAAGCAGTTTATGAAGGTTACACTCCCCCGTTGGATTATGAAGGCCTACCAAACCTTTCCCAATTTCGACAACCTCAATGCCCGCCAGAAGACGGCCTTGGTCAGCTTGGTATTTAACCGAGGAACGGCCCTAAAGGGCAAGAAGCGGGAGGAGATGCAGGCCATCCACGAAAATCTTTCTAGGGGCAATGTGAGGCCAGTAGCCGGATTGATTAAGGCAATGGCCCAGCACAGCCCGCTAAAGGGAGTTCAGAAGCGCAGGGTGGAAGAGGCCGAATTGTTCGCAAGTTAAGCCCGACAAAAACTAGACAGCAGTTTTGTAACTTGTTGGTTTTTCGGTGTAAGTCATTATTTAGGAGCAAGGTATCGTTAACTAGTTAGAGCCTGTTAGTCGTTTTCCTCTCAGGAAAAAATGGGGCTTTTAGCGGGTATCTGTAACTAGAACTGACAAAAATCAAAAAAATAGAGCAATTACCCGACATTTCCTAGACAACGCCATTTTTAAGGCTCTTGTGAAGGCTTATTAGGCTTTTAGTTTAAAAAGGAGTAATTAGTTTTTACCTATGAATGAATTTGAATCAGATAGGTATAAGCGTAAAAAGCCAAGCATTCATCCTAGTTTGCAAGAAGATACAAAGGGTATAAGAGCTCCGTTGGAAACTCGCAAAAGGCTAGTCGCAATGGCCAAGATTACTGGATACTCCGTCACTCGTTGTCTTATTGAATGTGTTGATGGAATTCATGAAATGTCGGTTGGAAAGGATATTGCTCGTGTTCCCAATATTGTTGCGGTTTTAAGAACTAAAAAGTCGAACTGATAAAAGCGATCCGTTTACGGAGGTTTCATAAAGCCGTTTTTAAAAAAATAGGCGGGTCTTAATTTTTTGGTACAGGTCAGTGGGGTTTCTTAATCTAAGGCATCCATTGGAGAGAGTAGGGACGGTAATGATAGGGCTTTTAGTGGCGCAACTATTCCCAACTTAATAAATACATTTCCTCGACAGAGCTTTTGCAACTTGTTGGTTTTTCGGTGTAAGTCATTATCTAGGAGGACTTTGCGAAAAGCTTGTAAGTGCTTATTAGACGAACTTGGTCAGAGAGAAGAGGCCTCCTTGTCAGTAATAAGTGTTGCTTGTTGTGTCATAATTTTGTCGTTTTTGACCCCAAAACTCGACAAAACCTCGACATTCCCAACTTGGGTCAATTTGTCCAAGAGCTTCGACTTGGAAGCATGGGCATACTCCTTGTGAACAGCTTGTGAATGACCAATGATCGCAGAGGCAAGACGCTCCTCCACGCCCATGTCGTAGAGCCGTGAGGCCAAGGTGTGCCTAAGCCAATGGAAGGTGGCGTTGGGAACCCCCGCCTCCTTGGCGGCGGCTTGGAAATAATAGGCAAGCTTCTGTTTGTTCACCCTGTCGTTTGGAAAGGCATCCTCCGGCAGATCCTTCAGGTACTCGGCAAGGATCGGGCTCATCACTTTTTCCATGATCACCCCGCCCCGCTTAATGTCTTTGATCCTGATATGTGGAACTACCTTCCCGTTGAACTCCTTCTCATCGAAGAAGAGATTGTCCTTCCTGACTTGTATGGCTTCCGAGATTCTAGCCCCCGTCCACACCCCGATCATGGCACAGGTAAGGGGCCACTTCTTCTTATAGGACTTGAGTAGGGAGAAGATCCGATCCTGCTCCTCATAGGAAAGAGCCCGCCTCTCAAGGCGTGGCTCCATGTCGCCCTTAATCTTCTTCTTGTTGAACTTATGGAAGAACTGGGTCTTGGAATAGCCCTTCTTGACGCAAAAATCCCAGAAGGAGGCGCAAGAGGCAAAGACCGTGAGTTTGGTTTGGTAGGCCATGCCATGCTGATTGAGCCTCCCGATCACGCTAAGGATGTCGCCCTCGTTGACATGGGCCACCATCTTCTTGAAAAACTCCTCCCCAAGGGTACGGGGAACAAAGGCCTGCCTATACTTCCAAGTTCCCTCCTTGGAAATCTTTGCATCCTCCTTGCTCCATTCTAAGAAAGCCTCAGAAACCAAGAGCTTCGGGATATATTCTTCCCCCGTCTTAAAGCATTTGAGCTTCTCCTGAATATCGGCGAGGAGCCGATTAACCTCCGGCGGGGGATTGTTTCCCTCGGCCCTCATATGGGTGGATTTCTGCATCCATCGGCCCCCTTCGTACCATCCGATGTGCCACCAGTTCCCCCTCCTAATGGCCTTGCCTGAAATCATTGCACGTATTTCTTCAAGTCCCGACCACGAAGAACAATGTCGGGGGTGTGGGTGTGGCCTACTTGGATCATGTTATAGACGGCATCCACGGCCTCGATCACGATGCGGTTAGCGGAATAGTTAAGGCACTTCCTCAACCAAGTCAGTCTCTCCCTCGTCTCCTTGGGGGCCTTGAAGCCGATGGAGTCAGCCAGAATCTCGACATCGGGATTCTTGGG